TATTGAGCAACTTCGCGGCAAGTGGATTTGCGAGATAAGCGAACTGCTTGCGTTGACCAAATCTAAAGAGCAGGAGGCCGCTAAAGCGTACATCACACGGCAAGTAGACACCTACAGAAAGCCGTGGGACAAGAATCCTTCAGACCTTCCTAGGCGATGCATCATGATAGGCACAACGAACTCTGATGCGCCGCTGACGGACAAGACTGGTAACCGAAGATATTACCCTGTGGAAGTCCACTGCAATGGCTATGACTTGTTTGACCATGAGCAGGAGTGCAGAGACTACATCCTGCAATGTTGGGCAGAAGCGCGGGAACTGTATAAAAAGGGCAGGATGCCGAACTATGCAGACCGCAAGCTGACGGCGCAGTATCGTGAAGCGCAGGAGAACGCCACGCAAGACGATTGGAGAGTCGGTGCTATAGCGGCATTCCTTGAACGGAAGAACGCCGGAGAACTCACTTGTGTGCGTGAGGTGGCGCATCGTGCGTTGTCTCCTAACCCCGATTTTCCCAAAGAGCCAAGCCTTGTGGAAAGCAAAGATATCGGCGCGATTATCACACGCTTGCCCGGTTGGGAGAAGGTTGGCAACAAGCGCATCGGCATCTATGGTGTGCAACGCTGTTGGATGAAAAAAGAAAACCCGCCCACCAAAAAGGCAGACGGGGAGTTTTGGGAGGAATAATGGACGAACGCCTGTTTAGGTTGAATACAACTTATGCTATCGTAGACACTCTGATTTGCCTCGCCGCCATTGCCGCTTTCGGCTTTGGCGCGTGGCACTTCGGGAAGTGGTGGATTAATCTGTTTAATCTAATACCACTGATTCTTTACTCGAATCACACAGTGGTGCTGATTCCGCAGGAGGTTGCTGAAGATGATTCATGACATTGGCGAACTGCTAGACCTTGTGCGTGACCTAAAAGTGAGGATAGCAGACCTCAAGAGTGAACTGAAAGACTGCCGCAACGAACTATGCCTCAAGTGCGGTAACTATAAACAGAAGCACCTTGGGGCGTGTGATGGGTGCAGATGGGGAGAAATGGAATGGGCAAAAAAGTACTTAATGTAGAAGAACTCATCAAGGAACTCCGGCTGAAGCACCGGGCGTATGTGGAAACTTGCAGTCCTAATGCGGGGCAGATTTTCGCAGATGCCGCTGATGCCCTTGAGCAGATGCATGAGCGGGAGAAGTTCCATGCCTTCGTTTGGAAGACGCTTGGGTTTGCCAATATGCGGCAACTGGAAGAGATGTACCATCAGTCCGATGAGGAGGACGCGAATGGCTAAATACATTGAACGCGACAAAGCGATAGACGCTTGCTTTGATGGATGGAACAACAACGCGCATGATTGCGCTGAAAACATCCGCGCCATTCCCGCCGCCGATGTGCGGCCTGTTCCAGAGGGCGGCATTGGCGAGATGAGCGACGGCTACCACACATTCAACGGACTGTACTATCAGCGCATGGTACTGTTCGCCGCGCTCGTCAAGGCATACAAGGATAAGGCATGGAAGTCATGGAAGCATGAGGACGGAGAACTTTGCTTTGGCGGTGGGTGGTTCATCGTTGGCATTGATACGCCAGAGGGTAGTTATACCTACCACTACGACAAAATGTACTGGAATCTGTTTGAGTGCGAAGAACTGCCAACTGCGAAGCATTGGGATGGTCACACGGAGAAAGATGTGACCCGTCTGCTGTCGCTGGCTGTGCGGCCTGTGGTTACTTGCGCTGACTGCAAGTACAACACGCGCGAAGTGACTGACCTTTTTGGCAACAATGCCATCCAGTGCATAACAGGGCTGACGCACAGGCGTGACTGGTTTTGCGCTGACGGCAAAAAGAGGGAGGAAAGCTGATGGAACTTAAGCCTTGCCCGTTTTGTGGAGGAGAACCGAGGCTGATAATCCAAAACCGCACTGTCGTTAAGGGCGTTGTGAAGAGAAACTGCTATGTGCATTGTCTTAACTGCGATGCGCGGGGTGAACGATTCATAGAGGGCGAAACTGTGGCAGAGCATAAGGAGGCGCGGCAAAAGGCAAAAGACGCATGGAACAGGAGGGCAAACGATGAACGATGAACTGGTAAAGCGGCTACGCAATCGCCGCATCTGTATTCAGCAGTTAGGAACGCTCAACGACTATCCGCTGTTAGGGGAAGCCGCCGATGCCATAGAGGAACTGCAAAAGCGTGTGCCGAAAGTGCCGCATGGGAGACTGATTGATGCGGACGAATTTCTGAAAAGAGCAATCGGTACGAAATGCTTTCACGGAGATTATGCGCTGATGCTTGAGGAACTTGTGGGAGAATCCACTACCATCATCCCGGCAGAGGAGGGCGAGTGATGTACGACCAATGCTTTAGACCCTGTATGAACAAAACAGACAACGGATTCTGCAAGACAACGACTTGCATCAACCCGCTTTATTGCAACATCGGCACAGCGCAGTATGGTCAAGGCGTTCAGAAACGCATCATCACAAACGCCGACCGCATCCGCGCTATGACGGACGAGGAACTGGCAGAGTGGATTACGGAACTTACCGATTGCACAGTTTATCCGCACACACGCAAGGATGCTCCGTGCGTTTCCATCGGGCAAACTTGCGCGGCATCATGGCTCGATTGGCTGAAACAGGAGGCAAGTGAATGATAACCATGACCATTGACATTGCGTCCGTCTTCCTTGGTCTATGCCTTGGGTGCGCGTTCACTCTGTTCGTGGATTGGTTGGTTGGGAGGTAATGTAATGAAAATCATATGGCTTGTTTTACAAGCGTTCTGCGTATGCGTTGCCATCGCAAGTGCAATCTTTGAACTTGGCATAACCGATACGTTCGTGATTATGTCACTTGAAATGGCAATCCTGTTCAAGTTGGAGGACAAGAGCAATGGCTGATATATCAGAAATGCCCTACGCCGCATGGCTAGAGCAAACAGTGCAAGAACTCTTCGACATCTGCCCTGTGTGCATTGCGATGCAGATGATTGACGCGAACGGTCAAGCGTTCACTTGTTATTGGAATGTGAATCAGAATGACAGGGCTGTGATGCTTGACTCCATGCGCGAGGATGGGATACTAGACTTCCTCCGCAACAATCGCGACATGGTGAACGCCATCCTCAATGGCGAGGAAGAAGACGCAGAGGAAGAGACAGAAGGAGGTGAGCAGTAATGCCGAACAAGAAGTCTGACCACCGCCCGGACATCCGCACGATTAATTCCATGCTTGCGGCGGGCAGTTCCGTCAAGGAAATTGCGGAGTACTACGGATGCACTCCTGCAAACATCTACGCCAAGATTAAGTCTGTAGAAAAGAAGACAAACACTGGCGCAAGCCTCACGCCCATCAAGGATGTCATGTATGATGAGAAGTCCGGCATGGCAGTCGGCATCAAGGACGGACGCTCCAAGAAAATCGTAGCAACCATCGGTGACGAGCGTGTGAGCGCATTCGTTGAATACCACATGGAAATGATGGCAATGCGACAAGGTGTGAACAAGCGCGATGTCCCGGACTTGTATCAGCGGTTCTATCGTTATCTGAAGTACTGTGCAGAACACGGCATCATGCCGAACAACATGAACGCCTACTACGCCATCGGTGTGAACAAGCAGGATATCTCTCACTGGCAACTGGGGCAAACAGGAACGCCGGAACATAGAAAGTTCGCAGAAGACATCTCGCAGTTCTTTGCATCCGTGCATGAGCAAGGCGCACAAGTCGGACTCTTCAATCCCATCAGTTCAATCTTTTGGCAGAAAGCCTACGATGGACTCATCGAAGCATCCAAGGTGGAAGTCGCGCAAGCTGAACCGCTTGGTGAGAAGCGCAGTGCAGAAGACATTGCAAAGGCTTATGAGGAGGTGAATCTTCCCGATTGAGTACAGAAAGACGAACGCCGCTCCAAGCTATTCGTGCGAAATGCTTGGACTGTATGTGTGACCAACCGGGCGAGGTGCGCCTGTGTACTTGCCATGATTGCCCCTTGTATCCGTATCGTATGGGTCACAATCCTGCGAGAAAGGGCATCGGTGGTTTTAAATCATCGGCAGAAGAAGACAACTGAATCACAGAAAACCCAAAGGATATCCGTGCATAGGTTGATTAAAGAACCAAAACCATGCGCTTGAGCCGCTAAAAATGGGCAACAAAAAAAGCCCCCAGAAGAGCAGTTACGCTCCTCTGAGGGCTAGTTTGTTTTGCTGTGATTCCCAATCATGTTAGAAAGTCTCTTAGCTTTTTTGGCGGGCGTTCATCACGCATACGCATGACTGCGGCTCTGATTTCTTTATCCTTTGCTTCTCCAGAAGCTATCCTTGCAAGCGTTTCAGCCGCCCAAGGGTATTTTGTGATTACGCTTAATCTGTAGCCGTCTGCTCTCTCGTCATCCAGTTTTGCGATGTACTTGAGCCAGTCCATCTGCGGTTTGAGAATAACTCTTCCTTTTGGCTTCAGTTCCATTCGTTCTCCTTTCATGCGCTAATGATATTCACATGGTTTGCGATTGCTGACTCAATGCGCTCATCAGAGATGCCGATGTAGCGGCGAGTCACAGAAGGGGATGAGTGTTGCAGAAGACGCTGAACAAGGATGATGTCATGCCCTGTCGCGTTGTAGATGTCCG